TTAGGTAAACCAAGTCAGCAGATAGGAATCAAAGATGTTTCAGATGAACCGATTAAGGTATTTGATATAGATGGATTGGACGATTGATGCTACCAGGAAAGAAATTCTTAAAGACAAGACAAGATACAAAATCTTATCCTGTGGTAGAAGGTGGGGAAAGTCTTACTTCTCCATTTTATTCTTATTATCAACACCTCTTAAAAGAAATGAAAGAAGGTGGATTGTCTTTCCTACATATAGACAAGCTAAGATGGTATCTTGGAGTATTCTCAAAGACATTTTTGCAAAGAAAGAAGTCAGTATTAATGAAACTGAACTATCTATTACTTTTGACAATGGGGCAAAGATTGAACTCAAAGGGGCAGACAAACCCGATTCACTTCGTGGAGTGTCCACAACAATGGTAGTGATGGATGAGTACAGTTATATGAAAGAAAATGTTTGGGGAGAGATTATACAACCAACCTTAGCAGAAACCAAAGGTAGTGCATTATTTGTAGGAACTCCTACTGGTGTACAAAACCACTTTTATGATTTATTTGTTAAAGGACAAGCAGAAGGAAGTGATTACAAGTCCTGGCAGTTTACTACCTTAGAAGGTGGCTTTATTTCTGAAGATGAAGTAGAGAATGCCAAAAAGAATTTAGATAAGAGAACTTTTCAGCAAGAATATGAAGCAAGTTTTCTTACTGCTGCAAATAGAGCAGCATATAATTTTAATAGAGATATTCATTGTAAAGTAATGGATAAATCTCCAAGAATGTTTTGGGGAATCGACTTTGGGGTAGCATCATATATGACTGCTATCCTAATGTGCGAGAATACTGCTGGAGAAGTTTATGTATTTGATGAAATTGGATTACAGAACTCTAATACATTCGAACTGGCTAAACTAATGCAACAAAAAGCACCAGGACTTCCAGTATATCCTGACCCAGCAGGTAAAGCAAGAACGAGTAATAGTACGAAGTCTGACCACATGATATTACAAGAGAGTGGATTTACAGTCATCAGTAAGAAAGCTAATCCAACTCAAAAGGACAGACTCAATGCTTTAAATAAGATGTTAGAAGATGCAACAGGTAAGCATCGTTTATTTGTTAATCCTAATTGCAAGAATCTGATTAGAGATTTAGAACTTTGCACTATGGAGAATGGACAAATATTAAAAACAGAAACCTTATCACACTTTTTGGATGCTTTATGTTATCCAATGGACTACCGATATGGCTTCAAAGGACAAGCAAAGGCAATAGAATGGTAGAATTAATCTTAGGATTCTGTTTAGGGGTTATAGTTAGCATGGTTAGTGCTATGGTATGGGGATACCGATTAAGTATAAAAGAAGACAAAGAAAATAAAGAACTCATTAAAGAGTTCACAGACAGGTATATAGAAAATATGCAGTCTGATGATATAAAATTTTATAAAAGGTATGAAACATGATAATTTATAATTTAACAGAAAAGATGTTGTATGACCTTCTTATGGATACCATAGAAGAAGGATTAGAAAAAGAACATAGTGAACGAGAACGATTACTTGATTATTTTGAAGGATTAAATCTTCAACACGATATTAAACAATACTTTGATAGTGAATCTTTATCACAGATTCCACCAATGTACATTAATCTTGTAAGAAATATTATATCCAGGAGAGCATTGGTATATCAACAAGCACCTGTAAGATATAACGAAAAATATAATGAAGTCATTGGGGACTTTGATTCGTTTATGAAACAATTTGAGCAACTGACTTACTTATTAGGTACAGAAGCACTATACACTCATTGGGATGACAATGCAAAGAAACTAAAATATAGACCAATCCATTTCTTTACACCATTCTTTAAACCAAACGAAGATGAACCTTTTGCTATTATGTATCAAGCAGAATCACATCTACAAGCACGAACAGAAGATGCACAATATATGTTTTGGTCAAAAGATACTGATGATATGGAAGGGAAACACTTTATGATTAGCAGTAGAGGTAAGATTACTTCTATTGTTCCTGATGATAGAAACCCTTATGGAGATGTCTTACCATTTAACATAGCACATAGACATCCATTCACAAGAGATTTCTTTAGAGAAGGTGCATCAGACTTAGTAGATGGTATGAGAAGTATCAACATTATGCTAACAGAATTAGCTTTACATGGAAGATTCCAATTAGGACAACCAGTCTTTACAGGATTAGATACTGAACAACGAATCTCAATGGGACAAGACAAAGCATTAGTATTACCTGAAGGGGCTAACTTTAGTTATGCAACACCGAATGCAAATGTCCAGGCAATGATAGAATCAACCAAGTATATGGTAGATAGTATTGCACAGGCAAACAATGTACGAATCAACTGGGCAGATAAATCTCAGGAAAGTGGATTAAGTAAAAAAATGAGTCAGCTTGACTTAATGGATGCACTAAGAAGTGATACAGAACAAATCTATAGACCATTTGAGAAAGAACAATTCCAAATTGCTAAAAGAATATGTGAAGTATCAGGTGGTATTAATCTTGGCGACCAATTTAGTATAGACTTTGCAGAAAGAGAAGTGCCTATGAGTACTGATGAAGAAATCAAATACTATTCTTGGGCATTCCAAAATGATTTAGAAACAAGACAAAGTTATTTAAGAAAAAAGAATCCTGACTTACAGGAAGAAGAAATACAAGCTATTGTGGAACAGATAGATGCTGAACAACCACAAGCACAAGAAGAAACATTAATCGACCAAATCATTAAAGCACAACAATAATGGCAGAATTAAACTTCTATCAAAAAGACATGGAGAAAATCCAAAAGAAACTTCTGAATAAGATTGAGAAAGTTCTTGCTGGATTAGTTGTATTAGATGATGCAGGATTAGCACAAGCATTTAGAGAGATTGACTTTGTTGATGACCTAACCAAGTTAGGATTTCCTGCTTTGCTTGAAAAAGTAAAAGGAAGTTATGATAAACAAGTAGTGAAAAGTTTTGACTTACTAACTGCAACACAAAAAACTAAACAAACAGTAACTGCAATAACAGCAATAGAGATATTAAGCATATTAGACTTATCAACTATCTCATCAGGGGTAACACGATATGCTAATGAATTAAAGACTGCTATGTTTAGAGGATTGCTAACTGGTGCAAGTTCTAAAAGTATTATGGAAGGACTTACAGCAACCTATGGAGTAGGTAAAGCACTAAGCAGTAAACAACAAGTAGCATTATTGAATGATAGTTTTGCACGATTTGCAAGAACAACTACTGCAAAGTTATTTGAAGATGTCCCTGAACAAAAGTTCCAATATGTTGGACCAAATGACGAAGTAACAAGAGATGTATGTCAGGCAACATTAGATATGCAAGGTGAAGGTATGACTATTGCAGAAATAGAAGCAGAAGCACCAGTAAGTTTTGCAGATGGTGGTGGATTTAATTGTAGACATGAATGGATACCAGTATAATGAAAGCATCTGACATAGCAAACTTTACTAAGACTAACTATGGACAATTAGCATCTCATGCAAGAGGATTGATTGTTAAAGACATGAACGATGGTGTAATGCAGAATGGTATTTTTAAATATAAGTCAAAAGAATATGCAGCAAAGAAAGCAACTGGTGCATTAGGAAAATTTAGAAAGAGTGATAGAGTAACCATGTTATTAAGTGGTGAAACAGCAAGAAGAATAAGACCTGAAGGCAAAAAAGATAGAGCAACCTTAGTCTTTGAAAGAGGAACTATTGTACAAGCCAATGAAGATAGAGGGTATGTTATTGCAGACTTGAGAGCAAAGAATAGAGATAGTTCTGCATTATTCTTGCAAAGAATTGTTGATAGGAATGTGAAGAAATATGAAAGCAAACCTATCAAGATTAAAATAGGTAAATAACAAGGAGGGCAGAATGTCCGAAGAAACAAAAATAGTAGAAGAAACACAAGCAGTAGCAGAAACACCTACACAGGAAGTAAATGATGAAGTCGGTGGTTTAATTGCAGAAAGCAAGAAATACCGAACAAGAGCTCAAGCAGCAGAAGCCGAGTTAAATGAACTCAAAGAAAACCTCAAACTTCAAGAACAACAAAGACTTGAAGAAAAAGAGGAGTTTAAATCTTTGTATGAAAAGATGAAGGAAGAGAACCAACAGTTAAAACCTGTAGTGGAACAATTCCAAATTCAAGAAAAACAAAGA